TAATTAATAGCTTCGATGGACAAACAAATAGGCTGTTATTTGAGAGCAGTTTTGTAAGATACACATATGACAAAAACGACTTAGCGCAAGAAGAGGTAGATCAGTATATCGTTCTATCTGCAGAAGTTGTTATATCTTCAAACATTCAAAGACGAGTAGAAACCCTTCAAAGACTGCTGGACGAAGCCTCTTCAAGTGGAGACGGTGAGTCTACGAGAATATCCATGAGCTTAGTTGAGTCAATTAATTCTGCTCAGACAGAATACAATCAATGCGTCGGCCGTCAACAGAAATTACTTAGTGATCTAAAGCAAAAACGTAGCGACAGATTAAGTAAGCAAATTAAGGAGAACGCGAGCATATTGAATTTAGTGGAGATGTGGAAGGAGGAAGAAAGCCGCAAGAAGCTAATCAAACTAGCGGAGACAAGGAAACTGGCCATAAAAGAAGAAATAGGTAACCTCTCAGCAATGGATGACGTTAAGGCTAGGATCATGGGTCTCACCGAAGACGAGGCTCTAAATGGATAAGATTATTTGTAAAATTTGTGACAAAGAATTCCCGGAGAATAAAAACCTTCACTTGCATTTAAGGAAGCACAAAATCCGAGTGGTAGAGTATTATCAAACACACTACCCGAGGTACGATTTGCGCGACGGAAACATAATTAAATTCAAAAATAAAGATCAATATTTTTCTACAGATTTTAATAGCAAAACGAACTTAAAAGCGTGGCTTAAATCACAACCGAGACACCTATCGAAAAAATACATGCGAAAATTCCTGATTAGCCGAAAAGAGAAAAAGGGACTGGTGTATTCCATGGGGCAAGTCGAGCTAAGGTCGCTAATGGCTGCGCCTGTGCAGTTTTACGATGAGATATTTGACGACTGCATAACTGAGTTTTCTCATGGATATTACGCGCTATGTCAAGAACTTGGTTTCGAAAATAAGTTTGATGAGTGTGATAATATCATTACGGGCACCGAATACGACAAATCAAAATACAAAATATACATAGATACCCGAGAAAGAAAGCCCCTGAAGTTCGACAGAGACATAGAGATCCAAACTCTTAAATTTGGGGACTATACATTTAGTGATCAAGACGTTACCTGTGGTTGTTATATAGAGCGAAAATCTTTAGCGGATTTTGTTGGTACGTTAAGCGGAGGCTACGATAGGTTTGATAGAGAAATGCTAAGAGCTCACGACGCTGGAGCATACATGGTGATCCTAGTAGAAAGCAAGATGTCAAACGCAACCTCCTTTCAGTTCCTCAGGAAAGCCGGCAGCAAAGATAGGGTTTTTAAGAATGTGAGGGCGACGCCAGAATTTATAATGCATAACATGCGTAAGATAATCTCAGATTTTTCAAATTGCCAATTCCTTTTCGTAGATGGCAGGAAAGAGGCGTCCAGAGTTATAGAGAAAATATTCACCTGTGGGTGTGTGTACAGAACGATCGATTTACAGCTAGCGTACGACAGGAAGATCTTATAATGTGGATGGCTCCGGACAAATATAAAACTGACGTCCCTGACGTTAACCAAGAGTTAATGAAGCTCGAGGGATACCTTGATAATAGAGAAGCTAAGATATCGTTAGCTAAATTTCTCAGAGCCAATTTAGGTTTTACGACAGAATTGCTTACAGGTATAAAGCTAGCGCCTTTTCAGGAGATAACCCTGAGGGGCCTAATGAACAGGAACTTCTCTATGTGCGTTTGGGGTCGTGGCTGCGGAAAGACCTTTATAGCAAGCGTCTTCGCTGTCCTGCAGTGCATCTTTGAGCCGAACACTAAGATTTTAATCGCTGGACCCACTTTTCGTACGGCTAGATTTATATTCAATAATATAGAAAAAATGGTAAACACGAAAGGAGCAGAACTGCTCAAACAGGCTTTTAGCTGCAGACCCTCCAAGCGAAACGATCAATACGAATGGGTAATTAACGGAGGGTCTATTACCGCTATCCCGCTGAGTGGTGAAAAAATTCGTGGTTTCCGCGCAAACATACTGCTGCTTGACGAGTATATGCTTTTGCCAGAAGATATTATTAATAACGTCCTGATGCCGTTCTTGGTTGCCCCACAGAACATTAAAGAGCGCATAGAAATTCGAGAACTTGAGGACAAGCTAATAGAGCAGGACAGAATGAAGGAAGAGGATCGGGTGGTTTTTGAAAATGATTCTAAAATGGTCGCGTTATCATCCGCGAGCTATACGTTCGAAAATCTGTTTAGGCAATACAAGGATTGGATGGAAAAGATAACTAACGAAGAACTCGGAAGCGCAAAGTACTTCATATCACAATTAGGCTATGAAGCCCTGCCAACCGAAATGATAGACCAGACCATCATTGAAGAGGCTCGGGAAGGGGGGCAGTCTACTGCGTCATTCCAAAGGGAGTATTGTGCTCAATTTACAGATGGCTCAGATTCTTATTTTAGCGCCAAAAAAATGCACCAGTGCACCATACCAGATGGGGAAGAGCCGACGACCAAAATTAAAGGCGAGCCCGGAGCAAAATACGTATTAGCAATAGACCCCAGTTTTTCTAACAGCCCTACGTCTGACTATTTTGCCATGTCGGTTTTAGAAATAGATGACGAAACAGAAGATGCGATTTTGGTTCATAGTTATGCGGTTGCAGGCGGCGACTTGAAAAATCATATAAAATATATGTATTATTTAGTAACTCATTTTAATTTTGAAATAATCATTATTGATAATGCTGGATATCAATTTATTGATAGCTGTAATGAGTCCGACTTGTTCACAAAAAATAGAATTAATTTAAAATTCTTTGACTTCGATAGCGACAAAGAGGGAATAGACTACAAGAAAATGTTAATAGAAGCGAAGAGGCAGTACAATAGGGAAGATGGGAAGATCGTTTTTAAGCAAAATTTCAGCACTAAGTTTATTCGGACAGCCAACGAGCACCTGCAGGCTTGCATAGATCATAAGAGGATATGGTTCGCCTCGAAGACAACGGCTAACGACGCAGCCTTCACCAAAGAAATAAACAAACACATTAGCCTGAAAAATACACCGAACGAAAGCGTGCTCGATCTTATTGAAATGCAAGACGCTTGGGTATACCAAACAAAAAAGCAGTGCGCGCTAGTGGAAGTAAAGTCTACGGCGAAAGGAGCACAGACGTTTGATCTGCCCCAGCACCTAAAAAGATCGACTAGCCCAAGTAGGGCCAGAAAAGATAATTATACGACATTAATGTTAGCCTGTTGGGTGACAAAGTGTTACTATGATATAGTAAAATTAAGAGTAGAGTCAAAAGCGCCTACATTTAGTCCCATAATGATACGTTAAAGTGTAATTTCTAAAGAAAATGCCAGCAAGAAAGAAAAGCCCAGATCCAGCGCCCGAGCCGAGAATGGCCGCATACGCCGCGAGCGACAAAATGAAACATGTCGCTAGGGCCGCATCCAACGCGAAGAACACAACTCTTACGAGAAGGAACAAGTCCGCCACGATTGAAAGGCAAGATAGGTTCACTAATATAGACAACGGACTCGTACCGTTTCAGCGAAGTACTGGATCGTACAGCAACAAGTCAACCCTAGACGTAAGAGACGCTGTTATTCTGTGTCAAAAAGCTTATTGGAATGTGGCAATATTTAGGAACACTATAGACTTAATGACTGAGTTTTCTTGTTCCAATATTTATTTTACTGGAGGTAATAAAAAGTCAAAAGACTTCTTTACCGCCCTGTTCGACAAAATTAATTTATACAGTTTTCAGGATAGGTTTTTCAGGGAATATTACAGGTCTGGTAACGTTTTCATCCATAGGATGGACGGTAAGGTTAAGCCTAGTGATTTAGCCAAGATTACCCAAACCTTTGGTGGCGAATCTATCGCAGCCAAACTTAAGTTGCCGTCTCGTTATATTATATTAAATCCGGCAGACATACAGATAGCGGGATCGCTGTCTTTCGTTTCGGGGTCTTATTACAAGTCCCTCACTGATTATGAGCTAGAAAGATTGCGCCACCCAAAAACTGACGAGGACAGGGAGATTGTTGAAAGCCTAGATCCAGACATAAGGAAGCAGATCAAAACAAAAACAGACGTATCTAAGGGCATAGGTATCAACCAAGTATTGCTTCCGCTTAGTTCAGAAAAAACGGTAGGTATTTTCTACAAGAAACAAGACTACGAACCCTTTGCTGTGCCTATGGGGTTTCCAGTGCTAGAAGATATTAACTGGAAAATTGAAATGAGAAAAATGGATATGTCCATAACCCGCACGATGCAGCAGGCTATACTTTTGATCACTATGGGGACAAAACCAGATGACGGAGGAATTAATCAAAGAAACCTAGAGGCTATGCAGCAGCTATTCGATCATGAATCAGTTGGGAGAGTTTTAATCGCAGATTACACCACGAAAGCTGAATTCGTAATCCCTGACATCGCTGGACTGTTGGACCCGAAGAAATACGCGCAAGTTGATAGGGATATTCAAATAGGTCTTAATAATATTCTTGTTAGTGGGGACGAAAAGTTCGCTAACGCTAATGTCAAGGTCAAGGTGTTCATAGAAAGACTAAAACAAGCCAGAGAGGCTTTCATCAATGAGTTCCTGATGCCAGAAATAAAAAGAGTATCCAAGGACATGGGTTTCAGGAGTTTTCCTCGAGCAGTTTTCGAGGACATAGACATAAGAGACGAAACTATTTACGGAAGAATATTTACCCGCCTAATCGAGTTGGGTATCCTCACCGCCGAGGAGGGGCTAGAAGCTCTCAAGACCGGAACCCTCCCCTCTTCAATTGAGTCCGTGGAGTCTCAACAGGCGTTTCTTAAGCTTAAAAAGAAAGGGTTTTACGAGCCTCTGCTTGGCGCAGGCGCGCACCCGAGCAACCCAAACGAGGTGGCTGGGCCAAACCAACCTAAACCGGAACAGCCCCCGCAGCAGCAGCAGAAGAAAGACCTTCCTAAGCCAAACGGAAGACCGCCGGGCATATCAACGCCTCAGGAAACGAAAAAAATCTCCCCGCTTAAGGCTAGCCAACAGTTTAGTTTGAGCAAGGTGCAAGAAAATATGATTAAGGCTCAGGGCTTGGTGCTGGAAATAGAGAAAGAATTAAGAAAGATGCACAACAAAAAGCGTTTAAGCAAACAGCAAAAAGAGATTGCTCAGGACATATCTTGTATATTAATAGCTAACGAAGAACCGGAAAATTGGAAAAAGAAAATTTCTACATATTGTAAAAACCCAATAGACAAAAACAGCGACAGGGTGGCGAAGGTCCAAGACATAGCTTACGAGCACCAACTCGACACTTACTTGGCTAGCATCTTGTATGCAAGCAGGGTAGGGTAACCGTGAAAATAAATGTCAAGAAGCAGAGTCACGTACCAAACGCAGGCGCTCTACACTGGGCCGGCCCC